ACTCCGATCCTCCGTTTTCTCGCGGCGGCACTCTGCTGGCCGACGCCGCCATTGACCTGGACATTGATGGCAATCCCATCGCTGGCCGGGAGATTGTGGGCCAGATCAAAGCCTTCCGGGACATCAACCCATACTCCGGGCAGGTGTACAGCAACCGGCTGGTGTACTGCGTAGCGGCCCGTTACAAGCCAAGTAACGGAAACACTGGCAACCTCGACCAAGCGGGAGTCCTCGCTGCCAGGGGTCTGGGGTTTGCGTTCGACATCGCTGCCCCGCTTACGCAGTTTGTCGCCGCAGTCACAGCGGCCAATGTGACCGCGGGCCTTGCGTTTGGTGTGTTGGATGAGTACCTAACTGGCACTCTTCGCAACAACGACATCGTTTGGCTGGTCATCAAGGGACCATGCGAGGTGGCGAAACTAACCGGTGCCGCCGTCAACTCGGGCGTAGCGGTGGAAATCTCGGCCACCGTAGGCCGGTTTCAGACGGCCGCCACTGGCGTTAAGGTCGGGCAGAATATCGTCGGGGCCAACGTCCTGTCTGCAACGACAGTCGCCCGCGTCAACCTGTTTGACACCACAGCCAATGTCTCTGAGTGATTGGCTGGTGATTTAATCTCGTAACACCCCGCCGACTATTCGGCGGGGTGTTATGCTATCGCCATGGCCCAACGCACATGCCAGAGCTGTGGTACTGCTTTTCCTGACGGTAAAGAACACTTCCCGTCAAAGAAGTCGCCGTCGCAGTGCCGACTGTGTTACCGCAAGAACCGCTCGCTGGCCAAAAAGCGAGTGCGGGCTAGGCGGCGGGAGATGCTGGCCGACATCGAGCGGGCTGGCGTCGATCTGTTCGGGAAGGTTACCACCACTGGTGGCAGCAACATCCCGCACAGTGCCGAGGTGCTGGAGCGGGTGTTCCAATACTTTGGCGGCGTAGCAGGGTTCTCCTCCGTACTTGTAAAGCAGTATTGGGATAGTCCCGCTGGTGGTTCGGCCCGCAACCGGCTCATCGAAACCATCGTCCGACTTGTGTCTAAGAACGTCGAGCAGGGGGGAGCCAAGCGGCCACTCACCCTATGGACAGAGGATGAACTGGAGTCAGAACTTAGCCTTCGCATAGCACAAGCCATGTCCACCTATAAGGGGATTACCGTCAATGCCAAAGCCCTCCCGGCACCCGAAGACACCGCCGTTGCCAGCGATCCCGACGCGGCCGAACCTGACGGAGTTCCAGAAGGAGGAGATCAAAACCCTCCAGAGCGAGATCAGGGATCGTCGTTTGGAGGGTTTGCGGCTGTACCGGCCGACCCCCTTGCAGCAATTAGTTCACCAGAGCCCAGCCCATGAAGTGCTGGTAATCGGTGGCAATCGGTCGGGCAAGAGTCTTTGCACCTTTGTGGAGGACGCCAGGGCCGTTACGGGGCAAGACCCCTACAACAAGTACCCAGCCGAGAACGGCCTACTGGTCATCGTCGGCAAGGATTGGCGGCATATAGGTCTTGTCGTATACCCCATGCTGTTCAAGAAGGGGGCTTTCAAGATCATCAAGGACAAAACGACCGGGGAATACCGGGCGTTTGACCCCGTCCTCGACGCCGGCCGGCAGTCCGAGCAGAAGGATGCCCCGCCCCTGATCCCTCCCCGGATGGTCAAAACCAAGACCTGGGTGCTCAAGGGGGCGAACTACATCCAGAACTGCACCCTGCACAACGGGTGGCAGATTTACTTCTTCTCGTCAGAGGGCTCTGCGCCCCAGGGGTTCACTGCCTCAAGAGTCCATTTCGACGAGGACATCGAGAATGAGACTTGGGTGCCCGAAATGCAGGCGAGGCTCGTTGACCGCAAGGGATACCTGTGCTGGTCGGCCATGCCACACTCGACCAATAACGCTCTTCTGACACTGAAGGAACGATCCGACTCTGTTCTGGAACGGGGAGACGCCAACCCCGACATCGTCGCCTTCAAGCTGCGGATGCTGGATAACCCGCATCTGGACGAGGACGAGAAGCGAAAGAGCCTGGAGCGGTGGGCAGCATCGGGCGAGGACGTCCTGCGGATGAGGGCCGAAGGCGACTTCATCACCGACTCCATACTGATGTACCCCAATTTCGATATGCGGGTCCATGGCTTGAGCCGGGAGGACTTGCCAAATAGCCAGATTCCCAACGATTGGTGCCGCTATGCGGTGATTGACCCCGGCCATTCAGTGACTGCGGTGCTATTCGCCGCAGTTCCCCCTACCGAAGACTATGTCTTGCTCTATGACCAACTGTATCTGCGGCAGTGCAACGCCCAGATATTCGGGGAGGAGTTCGCCAAGAAGATCAAACACTCCTTCCATGCGTTCGTCATCGACCTCCATGGTGGCCGTATCCGGGACATTGGCTCCGGCCGGCTCCCGGTGGAGCAGTACACCGAGCAGTTGTCTAAACGCAATATCCGCAGCGAGGTGACGGGCTGTAGCTTTATCGCGGGCTGCGATGACATTCCGGCCCGCACCGAGGCCACGCGGAACATGCTCCACATCCGCCCGAATGGCTCCCCGACCATCCGAGTCCTCCGCAGTTCCTGCCCCGACCTGGAAAGAGAACTCAAGCGTTACCGAAAGAGGGTAAACTTCGTAGCGGGTACATCCATAGTGACTGACTTGCCTGTGACCAAGGGAGATGTCCATTTGGTGCAATGCATGGAGTACCTTGCTGCTTACCGGCCCCGTTACCACCGGCCCCCGGTTACGCCGGAAATCGAGCCCTGGTGGGTCAAGTGGCAGGCCGAGCGCCGAAAGCGGATGGGGGCAGGCCAGCAGTCATATGTATATTTAGGCCCACAAGGAGCACAAACCTATGCAGAATGAATGGCGGATGCCCAAGCCCAATATGGGTGATGTGGTACTGTTTTCGACAGACCGGGTGACTTTCTCGAACCCCTGTATCGGCTGGGTCATCAAGCCGCCTGGGGACAGCACCATCCAAATCCTGACGTTCACGCCCACAAATGGCTGGATTGAGCGTCCATCGGTCCACCATTTCAACGACCCGGCACTAACCTCCGAGAACGGCTGGGAGTCGCTAGGCGTGTGGGACTTCACCGATACCACCAAGGCCGCACTAAAGCATCAACCCCGCGCGTCGGAGGTCAGGTCCGTTGCCAGAGAAACTGCCGCCAAGTAATCCGCTGAAACAGATCGTCTCAACCTGGATCAAGAAGATTGAACAGGCGCAAAAGTACAAGCGTCCGTTCAACGATGATGCGCGCGAGGCCGCCAATTTCTTTGACGGCGAGCACAACTTCATGTGGAAAGACTCCTATGCGCGTGGGGAGCGGGGGTACAACGCCTCGATCTCACCCCCCGCATTTAGAATGCAGGTAAACAAGGTTTTCGAGTTGGTCGAAATCTTCGGCAGTGTTATCTATCACCGTAACCCCGTCAGAACGGTTACGGTGATGGAGCACCCCGAGATCGACCCGTCTTTCCTGGGGGTCCAGCCACCGGACCCAATGAACCCCCAGCCGATGGACCCGCAGCAGCAGCAGATCATGGGGATCATGCAGCAGCAGCAGGAGGGCAAGATGGGCCGGCGGGTCGCCGCCGAACTCTTGCAGGCTTACCTCAACTGGACACCTGTCGAGTTGTCGCTGAAAACCCAGGCCCGCAAGGTCTGCAACGAGGCTCTGATCAAGGGGGCCGGCACATTCTGGACAGAGCTGGTGACCCTCCAGACCAGCGGTGACAGCCAAACCCCGCCCGTCAAGATGGTCGGCTCGTTCTATGACTCGGTCGACAACCTGCTCATAGACCCCGATTTCGACAACATGGATGACATGTTGTGGTGCGCCCGCCGCATGGTCCGCCCGCTCCGCGAGGTGGCCCAGGAGTACGGAGTCCCAGAGGAGGACTTAAAGAAGCACCTCAATGGCACCAGCGACATCCGGGCAGACAACGAGCCCCGCGACCGGGCCAAGGGCAAAAAGAAGGGCAAGACCAACGACCTCGTCACTCTGTACAAGGTCTGGAGCAAGTGTGGGGCAGGGGACCGCTTGATCGATGCACCCAAAGAGAACAAGGGAGTCTTCGATGCCCTGGGTGATTACGCCTATTTGGTTATCTGCGAGGGTGTTGATTACCCCCTCAACATGCCCCCGGCCGTCATGGAAGAGCCCATTGACGAGCAAACCGGCATCCCGGCCAGCCTGCTCGCACGCGCGGCTTGGCCGATCCCGTTCTTTGCCGACCCCCAGGGTTGGCCGTTCACCATGCTGTCGTTCCACACTAAGCCCAACTACGCATGGCCGATTAGCCACATCCGCCCAGCTATCCCGGAATTGCGGTTCTTGAATTGGGCAATGTCCTTCCTGGCCACCAGGGTGGCGACGTCATGCGAAACCATGATTGGCGTGTCCAAGGCCGCCGATCAAGACCTTAAAGATCAACTCCTGGCCCCGACGCAGGGCGGGTTCAAGATCGTCGAGATCAGCGAGATGATGGGCCGGTCGGTCAACGACATCATCTCTGTGTTCCAGATGCCCCAGGTAACCAAAGACCTCTATGACATTATCGCCGCTGTGTTCGACATGTTCGACAAGCGCACAGGTCTAAGCGAACTGGCATTCGGGATTACCAGGGCACAGTACAGGAGTGCCGCCGAGGCGCAAATCAAACAGGAGAATATCAGCATCAGACCGGACAACATGGCCAACGAGGTCGAGGACTGCATGAGCTTGCTGTCCCGCCGCGAAGCCCTGGCGTCCCGCTGGTTACTGACAGGCGAGGATGTTGTTCCTGTGCTCGGCCCGCTCGGGGCGGTTGCATGGTCGCAGCAGATCGAGTCCCGTGATCTCGTTACCCTGACAAGGGACTTCCTGTATCGGGTTGAGGCGGGGAGTGCCCGCAAGCCCAACAAGTCCACGCGGGTGGAGCAGATGCAGATGGCTGTGCAGACACTGGGGCCGCTTCTCCAGCCCCTGGCTATGTCTGGTGTTGTCGATCCGTTGAATGCCCTGATCTCCGATTGGGCAGACTCGCTCGACATCGACGCCACTCCGTACTTGCTTCCTCCGCCCCCGCCACCCCCAGAACCGCCGCCGCTCGGGCTCGCGCCCCCGTCGCTCGACGCCGGCGCGGTTCCGGGGGCTGGGGAAGTGCCCCCCGAAGAATTGGCAATGCAGGGACTTCCTCCAGAGTTGCAAGGCTTGCTAATGGGTTCCCCAGACCAAATACCTAGTGAGTTGCAGCCGCCGCCACCATAGCCGCCCCTCATATGCAAACAGATAAGAATCTCCGGAAGCGAGCCTCTAATCTGAGATGCAGATACGGGCTGACTATCGGGGAGGTGGATGCCATCGCTAGGCGGACAGACGGCAAATGCCCCATCTGCAAAACGCGACCAGCCAACCATGTTGACCACTGCCACAAGACCAGAGCTGTACGCGGTCTGCTTTGTTGGCACTGCAACACAGCCATCGGGAAATTAGGCGATGACATCTACGGCATCAAGCAAGCGCTCAAGTACCTCCAAGACTTCCTGCGACGTTCCAAGCGCCGTTCTCGCCGCCGGCCCCGCAGCGGTGCAACACTTCCGCCGGATGATTGCGAACGGTCAGACGCCGCTGTTCGCGGAGATGTGCGCTCTTCGGTGTCCTCCCGGCACCCGGGGCACAGACCGCGCAGTGATGCAGGGCAGGCTCAACATGGAGTGGCTAAAAGACCTGTCACCCGCCAACCAAAAGTCAGTGCTGTCTCGGGCCAAGCAGGCCGGGATCAGCACCGAGGGGCGGTACTACCAGAGCGGACTCGCAGATCATCGCGGTCCCGCCGACCCGGCCGCCTGGATTGACTCCGCGTCAGACATCAAGCGGGTTGCCGAGCAACGCAACCTGCATGTCACCGGCATCGTCGAGCATGTGGCCCGCGACGTCCCGCCCCCGCCATCCAAGCCCCTGGCAGAGCGGCTTATCCGCAAAGCCATGGTTCACTACAAGCAGGAACACCCGACTAAGAAGGAGGGGGAGTTGCGGGAGATGATCGTCCAGAACCATGCCCCCAGGCACAAAAGAGGCTCCAAGTGATCCACCTAGCCCAAGACGTTGTGGACTACCTGCTGTCTGCCACTGGGGGTGGAGCGCAAGACGGCGAGCACCGGGCTATCCGGCAGGCTGTCATCCATGGGGTGCGGGAAGTGCTGCATGCGCGGGATTGGCTCTGGCACACCAAGACCGGCACATTCACCATCCAGCAAGTCACAGCGACCGCCACCTTCACTGCAACCAGCAATGTGATGACGGTTGACTCATCGGCCGGCATGCTCGTCGGCCGACTGATCGACGCCCCGCCGCAGTTCTTCACCAACTCCCCCCGCATCACAGCCGTAAATCCCAACGGCACCAGCGTCACCCTGGATACGCCGGCCCTTGTCTCCGGGTCTGGCATCACAGTACGGGCACAGACCTATTACGATTTGCCCGATGACTTGCGGGACATCGACGCACTGGTCACCGATACGGTCGGCACACTGCACTGCTACATCACTCCCCAGGAATGGCAGCGGCTGGAGGTCAACACTCGCGGGGCAGGGGAGCCGTTCTACTACACCATCATGCGGAGCGATGTGAACCCTGACCGGTTCCAGGTGCGGTTCGTCGGCGTACCCACCAGTAGCGTCATCGTCCACTTCACATACCGCTACCAGCCCAAAATGGTGAAGTACATGGGCTACGAACCCCAGTGCCGACAGGGGACGGTGACAACGTCGGTCATCGGCGGAATCCAGTACGCAACGGGGACCGGCACCGATTTCGCGGAGGACATGGGGGGGTCATACATTCGGTTTGGGACTGCTGCGAATGCCGCCGAGCCCATCGGAGCCCTCTACCCATTCATTGCGGAGGCCAAGATTGTCGCGCGGCCAGTATATGCGGCGGTGAGTCTGGCTACCCCGGTCCCCGTCTTACCGAATGTCAAGTATGCCATCAGCGACGTCATCGACTGCTCGCCGCAGATGTACACCGCAGTCCTATCCGCCAGCGAGATGTGGTACGCCCGGCTTGCAGGTAAGCCGGGCAAGGACGTTGTCGAGCTATTCACCCATGACCTGCGGTTAGCCATGGAGCGGGATGTTCTTAGCCCACTCAGCGGGCGGCCGAAGTCTATTGGATACCCCACGCCGCGCGCGATGGGCTACTACTCCGCGCAGCAACCGGACCAGGGCACATGAAGATCAACCGATGGAAAGGGCTCGTTAGTGCAGCCAGCCCCTACTCCCTGCCCGGGGGTGCGGTGACCTTGCAGAACAACCTGCAAATTCGCAAGCCCGGCCAGTTGGTTCCCCGTCCTGGGCTAACGGCCCTGATTCGCGGCAGCGGAGAGCCGTTACTGGCCCTCCACCGCTCGTCAGTCGGCACCTCCTCGTCAGATGTGCTAACGGGGTGGTACTTCGAGGCGAGCCCCACAGATGATCCACTGGATACCGTCCAGCTTCCCGACCTGTATTACCTCAAGAGGCTCACCAAGAACTCCGCTGGCGGGTTTGATTCCCAGACCCTGTTCACCACCGATGTTGAGCCCTATTCCCGGCCGACGTTCTGCGAAGACCGCCATGGCACTATGTATGTGTTCTTCGGTAACGGCATTCGGCCCCTAGCTTACCGGCCTAACATCGACACAGCCGCTGTGCCGTTCGGCCTCGACACCCCCACCGTCGCCCCTAGCGTTACCCCGGCCGGTGATGGCTGGTTCATCGAGCGGGTGGACGTCCTGGCCAGCGGCACCTCTTACTTTACGGCTCCCACCATAACGGTCACAGGTGGCTCACCAGCCCGCAACGCAGTGCTGCGCGGTGTAGTGCAGGCCGGAAGCCTTGTTGCTGTCGATGTGGTTGACGGCGGCAGCAACTTCAAGGCGATGCCGACATTCACCATTAGCAATGAG